TTAAAGTAGCGTTTAAGCAAATGGTAGCTAATGACTTTATAGATCACTACCAGAACTTCAGCCCTGCATACTTTAGTCAGGTAATGGATAGGTATAAGAAAAAAGCAAACGAAGTAAGAAAAATGATGCCACAAGAACGAGTAGAAGCAATACCGCACTTAACCGATTTAGAGATAATTGATTACAGTTACCAAGAGTATAAACTTCTGGAAAACCGAACTTTTGATAGGTTGTTTAACCCACTAAGCGTATTTACAAAGCTTAATAGTACAGGCATCAAGGTATGGACAAAAGAAGATGGCGCACTTGCTAAAAAGAAACTTATGGAGATTATTACCTACAAAGCTAATAAAATGGACATCATAAGCGCAAAGCAGTACCGGGACGAATGGACTGAACAATGGTTAAAGAACCAGGCTCGAGCAGTTGCAGTAGCTTTATTTTTTGAGGAACAAATAAAATTTGGCAAAGTTTCATTTTCTTAATATAGTTTTGTAATATGACCGCAAACGAGTTAACCAAAGAAGCAATTAAGACCCTAAATAAAAACGGGTGTTTTGTATGGCGTAACAATAACCTTGCGGTTCGAGGGCGCACCTTCATAGGACTTAAAGGAGTTCCAGATGTTGTGGGATTTCACACACAAAGCGGAGTAGCGGTTTATTGCGAAACGAAAGCAATAGGAGATAAACTTAGCAGCTACCAAATAGCATTCTTAAACTTAGCAAAGACGGCAAATTGTTTTTGTTACATAGCAACCGAAGACAACGGCAAACTAACCTTAAAAGAATATGAACAAGAATAGCATCATATTAGAACTTTGGGAGAGCCGAGAACTAAAGGAAGCAATAGACAAAATGCAGCCTGAAGACCTGAGAGAAGATTTAAGAAGCGAACTATTTAAGGTACTATGTGAAATGGACGAGGAGCGGATAATAGATATGCGCACCCGTAACGTATTAAAGTTTTATTTAGTTAGGACTATGATTAATATGATGCAAAGTAATACGAGCCAATTTTATAGGACATACCGCAAACCTTTAGAAGTAGAATTAATAGTACACGATAGAGACGAAGATTTACTTAACAAAGTAGAAGACGAACTATCAAAAATGCACTGGTATAAAGCAGAACTTTTAAGAGTGTACGCTATCAAGCACAACTGCAACGCTAAAGAACTTAGCAGGGTAACCGGCATACCTTATATGTCAATACACAGGGAATTAAAACTAACTAAACGAGAACTTAAAAAACAATTACGTAAATGATAATTATAGCAGCGATATGCTTTGCAATATTTTTTGTTGAGATACACCAATTTCATAGAAAGTGGAAATTAGATTTTAAGCCTTTCAGTTGCACGAGTTGTTTAGCAGCTTGGAGCGGATTGGCTTTATATTTACTTCCTACAATATGTACCGACATAATTGCGTTTGTATTTATACCAGGAGTTGCAGCACCTTTGCTTTCAAAACTAATGTGGAACTTATGGAAATAGAACACCGCAATTTTTTAGATGACAACGTTGGTAATTGGCATACAGTCCAAAATGGTTATGTGCGTAACATCGACTTAGACATCTTAAAAATGTATGAGCATATATACCGAAAGTATATGAGCCCAGATTTCATACTAACAGTATGGTGCGGTAATTGTATATTTGATATGATTAAACGACTTTACACTTGGTACGAAGAACAACCTAAACCTAAAAATAAAAAAAAGAATGGCTAACTTTATCCACCCTACCGCAATCATTGGCGAAAACGTAATTATTGGAGACGGAAACTACATTGGTGCTTATTGTATTATTGGAGACCCTGCCGAGCATAAAAAGTTTTGGCAAAAAGAAAAAGGCAAAGTATACATTGGAGATAACAATGTTATTACAGGACTTGTAACAATAGACGCAGGAACTGAGATAGACACCTTCATTGGTAATAATTGTTTCATAATGAAACACGCACACATAGGACACGACTGCACAATCTTAGACAATGTTACTATAAGTTGCGGAGCAAAAATAGGCGGTCATTCTATTGTAGACAAAGGTGCTAATATAGGACTTAACGCAGTATTACATCAGTTTGCAAACGTAGGAGAAAATTGTATGATAGGTGCAAGTGCATTTGTAAAAGGAGATGCAAAACCCAATACTAAATACGCAGGAGTTCCGGCAAGGGAAATCGGCTCAAACATAAGATAATGAAAGTAGCTATTTTATTACTTACACAAAATAGGCACGATTTAACGCAGCGTGTAATTAACCAAAACTTTTACAATAGCGGTTACAATGCGGACTGCTTCTTAATAGACAATGGCAGCGATACGCACGAAAACTTTAACTACCCTTTTGCCGGTTATGACTTATCAAAAGAAAAGCGAGGCATAGCAGCAGGAGTAAATGCAGGGCTTAGGATAACACAAAACTATGATGCAGTTTGTTTATTAGCCAACGATATATTACTGCCTGAGAATTGGTTAGCTAAGTTTGTTTTATTTGCACAACGAATAGAAAAGACAGGCATAATAGGAATACATTGTGTAGAAGCATTACCACAAATAGTAGACGGAGTACATAAAACGCATACACCTTTTGGCGATAACTTTATTACTCGTGAACTTATAGATGCAGTTGGGGGTTATAATACTGAGTACGACCCTTATGGAATGCAGGATAGAGATTACGGAGAACGAGCAACCATTACAGGCTTTACTAACTATTACCTACCAGATATGAGGTCGGAACATATAGGACACGATGTCGGTAACGGAACTGACTATCGTAGAATGAAGGACGAAAGTTTAGCAAGGGCGCAAAGCGTATGGGAGAAATACCAAGACATATATCACAACCAAAAGAATATAAGATGCGAATACTTTGTATAACTTCTGCTAACTCGGGAGTAGGACTGCACCGAATTATGATGCCGATAGTGCACTTAGAAAAGGAGTACGCACTTATTACCGACGTATTGAATGACGAACTACTTGAGCAAGGTTGGGATATTGTGCTAATGAATAGAATGCTTAACGAAATAGATGCCAAGCAAATGGACACTTGGCGCACTAAGTACGGCTTTAAGTTGGTAGTAGATAACGATGACCACTGGGAACTTAGCGAAAGCCATCTTCTATATTACCGATACAAGTACAATAACATAGGTAAACAAATTACCGATTATTTAGATATAGCAGACCTATGCACCTGTACGCACGAAAGATTAGCAAGTGAGATAAGCCTTTACAATAAGAACGTTCACATCTTACCAAACGCATTACCTTACGGGCAAGAGCAGTTCCAGGATAACAAGACCGAAGATTACAAGGTTAGGTTGTTTTGGAGCGGTAGCGGAACGCACGAAAGAGATTTAGAAATACTTAGGCAGCCGTTCAAAAGGCTACAAGGTATGAATATAAGAACTGTTATTGCAGGTTACAATGACGGAGAAAAGGTTATATGGGATAAAATGATAGATGCTTTTACTTGTGGTCTAAAGCTTAACCCTACAATTTATAACTATGCAAAGGTTACAGAATATATGGGGGCTTATACCGATAGCGATATTTCAATTATCCCATTAGTAGATAACAAGTTCAATGCTATGAAGTCAAATTTAAAGGTATTAGAAACGGCTGCTAAAAAGAACCCTGCCATAGTTAGCTATGTCAATCCCTATTTAGATATGCCCGTACATTACGTTAAAAGCCAAAAGGATTGGTATAAACATATAAGAGATTTAGTAAGCGATGCGGATATGCGAAAGGAAAGCGGACAAAAGCTATTTGAGTTCTGCGAAAAGAAGTATAACTTTGACGAGATAAATTTAGACCGAAAGTATATTTATAGTAAACTATGCCAGTAATAAAATGCTCTAATGGGAAATTTAGAATAGGACAAGGCGGTTGCATCTACGAAACCGAAGAGAAGGCAATGCAAGTTTGGAAGGCTATCCTTGCAGGTGGTAAATTTGCAGATAGCTATACTGACTACCCAAAGGCAGCAAGTGAGAACGCACAAATAGCTATTAACTATGCAGAAGAGAATGGTTGGGGAAGTTGCTTAGAGGCAACAGGAAAGGCAAGGGCAAGACAATTAGCTAATAGAGAACCAATTAGTAGAGACACGATTTCAAGAATGGCATCTTTTGCAAGGCATAAACAACATAGCGACAGAAAATTAGGAGATGGCTGCGGTAGGTTAGCTTGGTTAGCTTGGGGCGGGGATGAAGGTGTTGAATGGGCAAGTAGAAAGTTAAAACAAATTGACAGTGAATAATTACAAAATATATGCTTTAGCCGATAATTTTTTAGGTGTAAGGTATATTGGCTTGACTGCAAAAGATTTAAATTATAGATTAAAACAACATTTAAAAGATTATAGGCATAATTTTCATAAAGTTAATTGGGTTAAAAAATATCGTAATGAAATAAAAATAATGCTTATAGAAGATGCAATAAATACACTTCAGGAAGCAAAAGAAAAGGAAATATATTATATACAAGTATTCAAAACTATTGGCTGCAATTTAATTAATGCAACAGATGGCGGAGATTATTGTTACAATAAAGGGAAGGTATCTAAAACTAAAGGCATCTATAAAGTATCTTACGATATGATTAGCAAATTAAAAGAAGATTATAGTACAAAAAAATATTCACAAAAGGACTTATCTTTGAAATATAATATATCTAAAAGTTCAGTAGATAGGTACTTGAAATATAATTTGCATACTTAAATTTTAATTATTAATCAACGGAAAATTTAATGGGGAAAGTATGCAGAAACACACGCAAATCTACTTACAAGGAATGGGCTATGACGCTACATCGTTTGTTCCTTGTGAGGTTTGTGGTGGTGTAGGAACTGACATACATCACATAGAAGCGAGGGGAATGGGGGGAACTAAAAAGGCAGATGTAATAGAAAACCTAATGGGACTTTGTAGAAAGTGCCATATAGAATACGGAGACAAGAAACAATATAAAGAGTTTTTAAAAGATATACACGCAAAGAATTATGGCAAAGGGTAACGAGAATAAGAACAAAATTAGCTTTGGGAAAAGAAAACGAGGCTCTGCAAAGAAGTCCTTTAATAAGCACACGCCCAGAGAAAAAGCTTATAGAGGTCAAGGCAGATGAGAAAGTTATGGGCTATATGGTATTTATTAACAAACAAAGCTTACTTCCTTGCGGTATGTAAGACAGGTAAAAATGGAGACGATATGACCACAATCGGTAACTACACCTATGCGATGGCAGAAACTTTAATCAATAAGCACATAGCAGACGTTGACACTTTCATTGAACAACAAAATGCAATAGACGAAGCAAACGACATAATTAACGGCATACTATGATTTTATTATCAAGTCAAGTAGAGAGCATAGCATCACGCAAAGACAAAACAATTAAGCTAACCTTAGCAACCCAGGAACTAAGTCCTAAAGATGCAGCTAACTTATTTCAACTTAACCAACAGTTCTGCTACTTGGCAATTAAAGAAGAGCCGTTTAGTAAAAAAGAGCAAGACGTATTAGAAAACCTAAAAGCTGACCCTGACACGTTTAAAACACCAAGTCAAAGATTAAGGGGCATCTTATACAAGACATACGAACAAGACAACGAAGGGTACAAAGATTTTAACACATATTACCTTTCCGTAATGGATAGGATATGCCAACACTATAAAAACAAGATAGATGGGTAGGTTTAAACTTATAGAGACACCAGAACTAATGCTTCAATACTTTAACGAGTACGCAGAATACTGCAAAAGCAATCCTATTAAAGTACACGATTTCGTAGGTAAAGACGGAGATGAAGTTTACAGATTAAGGGAGCGACCTTTGACAATAGAAGGGTTTGAAAACTATTGCGCAGACAAAGGAATTATTGGAGATTTAAGCCATTACTTTGCTAATACAAATAATGCTTACGCAGATTTTTTAACCATCTGTTCGCATATTAGGAGAAAAATAAGGCAAGACCAAATCGAAGGGGGAATGGCAGGGGTTTACAATCCAAGCATTACTCAGCGTTTGAATAGCTTAGTAGAGAAGTCCGAGAATAAGCACGAAGTAAGTGAGATCAAAATAACTTACGATAAGTAATGCAAACAATAGGTCTAAGCTTACATAAACCACACCCTGCACAAAAGCAAGTAATCGACTGCGAAAGTAGATTTATTGTAATGATGGCAGGGAGAAGATTTGGCAAGTC